TCCTAAACCAGTGAATGTAGGAACATTTTCAGCTCTTACGAAACGTATGTTTTTGTACTTTCCGATTTCACCTGTGACAAGACCTTCTTTAGATGAATATTCCTCTACGGCAACAAACCCATCTAAATCGGCAATATCATATTCTGCTGAACTATTGATAAAAGCAACATATGCTTCACCTACTGGTGCTGTACCATACTTCGGTGTACCATCAAGCATTTTCTTGATTGGTTTAGCTTTAGCTGCTCTTAGAGTCCTAATACATTTTCTAAGGTCAGTAGTGTTAGGCAGATCTGTTGAAAGAACCTCTGCTCTAGTAGCACGACTATTAGCTCGTCTAATAGAAGTACCTGCACCCAATATTGTAAATGTCAATACATCATATGTATCAGAGGACTGCTCTGACAATAACTTATTAAATTCCTGTAAATCTGGACTATCTTGAGTTATCTCAAAAATGTCAGTAAAAGGAATAAAATCTCCATACTGTGATACATCTACATTCTGAGTTGTAGCTACTGGCTTCTTACCTGCTGGTGTTACACCTTCTACCAATGCAGTAGTTGCATTAGCTAAAGAGGTAAACTTTTTGTAGGTAATCCTCTGACCACTCTTTTGAGGAATGTCTTTGGACAAAGTTGCAAACTTATAAACCACCCAATTGTTTAGATTTCTGGGAATTAGATCCCTACTAAACACTACATTAATCGCAGCTAAATCTGCTGTTGAAACTGGACTTACCATGTTAAATCACTTCTCCTTTCTATGCTACGTGATCTTTATAATAAATTCTTGCACCGTATATCGCTACGGTTGTGGTTGCACCTTTATCAAAGGCCACTTCCATATTTAATACTTTTTCACCATCTAATGTAACTGACACATCTGGTGTGATAGTTATCAAATGGTCATCCTGATCTAAAGTAGCAGTTATAGTTCCTCCAGCAGCTACTGTACAGGCCACATCAGCCACTACAGGAGCAACACCATCTACTGCTTTTGACTGAGAATGAATCTCAGCAGTCACTTCAGCATCTAGTGCAGCAATACCTACATTGTACTCTAATTCTACTTTCTCTATCTTTGCCTCTCCGCTATATTTTTGCCCTACAGTGTCGTCGTTTAGCAAAGGAATAGCCAATGGGATAGTTAATAATCCTACCTCATCTGTGGCATCTGCTGTCAACACTAACCTATCACTAGAGATAGATTCAGTCCAAGTCGCAACAGTACCAAGCATCTCTTTCACTGACACATATTTGGTTTTCAATCCACTTACATTACGCATTTAGCACCTCCTATTTAATTATTATTTAATATTGATGTTTGGTATTCATTAAACTCATCTACAGAGAGATCAGCAATTTCTGCTGCTGTCTTGTATTTCTTAGAGCCTGATTGACTGCTACCTGGTGAACCTTTTTTCCCACCTGAGTTAGCATACCCTTTTTTCTGGTTTTTCTTATTACCATCTTTAACATCTTTATTAGATAATTCCTTTTTCATTCTATCATAATCAAGTAAGCAATACATATCTTTTACAGTAAGTATATTATCGTTTAGAGCCTTTTTAATTCTAGGTTGTGTTGCTGCTACTTTTAACTGTTGTCTATCTTCTTTAGCTATTTCGTTGTCAGTTGCGTAGTTGTCTATTTGTCTATCTATTTTATCCTCTGCGGTTTGCTCTGCGATAGGTCTATAACTTTGATCTGCGACGGCTTTAGTGATCTTGAAAATAGCTGATAATTGGTCATCATCATACTGGGGAAATTGTTTACCTAAATCGGTCAACAAGTTAGCATCCTTTTCTTCTTGAGTAGGTGCTACAACTTTTTTAGAGCTATCATCCTTTTCCTCTGACTGCTTTTTAACTAGCCTTTCATACATCTTATACTGTTGAAATTCTTCAGACGAAATTGTCTTAGAATCCTCACCTTTATCATCACCATCATCGTCATCCTTACTGTCACTCGTATCATCTACATCTTTATCATCTACACCTGTATCATCTGCATCTTTATTATCAATATCTTTATCTACATCTTTATCATCACCAGTAATACCTGTATCTTCATTGTCTAAGTCTTTTTTGTCATCATTTGCCTCTGTCATAACTTTACCTCCTAATACTCATTTTTGTTACAAGAGAATGGTAACTCTGTTAGGAAAAATAAATATGATTAGATTTACGTTATATGTCTTGCTGAATGTTTTCTTTTAACGTAACAATATCGTTTAAGTGATTCTCGATATCTAAAAATACTTCTTTTTTCATTATATACTTTATATCTTTACTCTTGACTGCATCTTCTTCATAGCTAATAGCTAACTTTAAGAACACCTCCTTTAATAATCTAAACTGAGCACTTTTTAAGAAAGAATCGACCATCTCTCCTTTATCAACATATTCCTGTAAACTTTTAAGTTTTTTTGCTTTCTCTAACTCTACCTTTTGTTGGTAGTCTTGTATATATTTGTGCCATGTTTTAAAGCCCATACATTATTCTCCTTCTATTTCACCAGTAACATTTGCTCTGGCTTTATCAGTTGCCATACCCTCCACAACTTGCTGATATCTCTTATCAACATCGTGCTCATTAATGACATCCTGTTTAGCCTTGTGATCTTTCCCAAATTCTCTTTCTTTAAGCATTTCTTGTTTTTGTTCCTCAGCTTGTGCAGCCAATTGAGCAATTTGTTGTGGTGTCAAAAATTTAAGTAACTCAGCAAATAATTGTTGTGGAGTTTTTGATTTTTTAACATCTTCATAATCAATTCCCTTGCTCTCTAAGTACATAGCTAATAACTCACCCATATCAATATCTTCAGTGGCTCCGGTAATTCCTTTTACAACTTCCATTGCCTGTAACAAATTGTTTGAATCTTTTTCATTTTCCAAATACTTAGATCCACCAATAACAGTTATGTGTACCATACCAAAAATATCTGCTGCTTGTAAAGTCACAGGTTTTTTATCTACCTTAATCTTAGTTGCTTCATCAATGTATTGTCCTAATAACTGATAAAACATAGTTATAGTAGGTGCAATTAAATCATCTTGGATCACATAAATAATCTCACGCACAGAGGATAAAGCCTCTTGTAATGCTTGACCATATCCTGATGCTGTACGATCTAACTGTGTACCAGTACCTCCACCACTAAGTAATTTGCTTGATATCCCTTCTTCAACTGAGCTTCGCACTGTTTGACGAATACCTTCGGTTGCTGGGTGAACATCAGGAAAATTCATTTGCTGGTAAACATCACTCACACTCTTATTACCTTCATAAAGTAGAATCTGACCGGATGAAACCTTACCATTTGGCATTTGTCTTTTTAACGTTGCACCAGCCTGTGCATTTGCAATACCTACTCCACTTGCTCTTAATATACTGCCTCTAATGTCTAAATTATATGCTTGGTTGTATACAAACTGAGATCTAATCCATCGACGAATTAGAGAAAAGCCATAAAATGAATCAGTAACTTCTTCCCATCTAAAAACAATATAAGGTTTTTGACCATGCCAATAATCAACTATAACAGCTTTAATTACTGTATCACCAGCCATTACAATGTTAACTTGAACAATTTCCTCGTCTACTTCCAACTCGCCCCAGTACTCAGCTACTAATACAGCATTGTCCTTAATAGATCCTAATTTTTGTCTGCGATCTTCTTTAAACTGATTTGATATTCCACCTGTTTTTAATACGCCAGCTTTTATATCTTCTGTGTGTTTATAAAACCCTTGACGCTCAAGAGATTTTAATTCAGCAGTATTTGACTCATATGATTCAGTAACATTATTTTTTTGTAGATCAGGTTCAAATGGATTCTCTACATAAAAATTTTGTACATCAACATTTTTTAGTGCTATATGACTATCAGTAACCATGTGTTTAGTAGGCTTTTTATCTCCTGGTTTAGCTCTATAATATATAGGGTGCTGTCTTTTATCTGGAACCATTTTACCAATTGCAATATCAATAAAACCTGAATCATAAATTAGTTTTTTAGCCCACTGTTTATAGCGAGACTTAGGTAAGTGTGCATCCAAAGCTCCTTTAGCTTTCTTTGCAAATTGCTTATCAATCTTATCTTCATCATTCTCTGGTTCAACTGTATAGTAATCATCACCATTACCCTCAAATACAGCAATTTTAGCTTTATCAATAATTCTCTTACCAGCTATGTAAAGTAATGGATCGTAGTAATCAGATAAGTTTGCATCCTTTTTTACTAGTGTAGATATAGCATATCTAATCATTTCTTCTTCATTCCATAACTGCTCATAGGACAAACCCAAAGACGGTTCGGCTACAGTTGTTCTGAATTTTTCTGCTGCCTGTAGTGAATCTACTACACGCTTTGCAGCTTTTTTTAAATCAATTGATGAATCAATTGGATCAAAATTTTCTTCTTCTTCGGCAGCTTCAGCTTTTACATCGGACTCAAGTCCTTTCTGATATGCTCCTGTCATTGGGCCTTTACCTTCCGGCCCTGTTCCATTCAGATTAGGCACAATTACCCTCCAGTTTTATTCTTTTTATCAACTAAATTTGCAATAGAGTAACCACCAACAATAAACAGAAATAGTGAGACAAATTCTCCACTACTTATTATTTTAAAAGCTGCTAATATATTTATGTCTATTAAACCAGCAAATGTTAGTATCCATTTTCTACTATTATATTTTTCCATTTTACACTCCGAAATAGGTAGCTGCATAATCACAGCTACCTATTGTTTAATTACATTTCTTTCTAATCAGGTGTTCCACCTGCATCAGTTGTTCCATCATTATCTTGCTGAGTTATGATCCACTTGGTTGCACTAACTGCAACTGCTGTCATCATGCTGTCCGTAGGTACTTGCAACTCTTTTTCTACATCACATAGTGTACCATTAATATAATGTGCTCTTGAAGCAGGAATAATTTCATATGCTGTATTGAACGGCAATATAGTAATTATATGTCCTGGCACTGGTGTAGGTAGAACAATAACCAAATCCTGATTATCATCATCCACTCCATCATTATTTCCAGTTGGGACAACTACACTAGTTCCTGCTGCAATAACTCCATTTGGACTTGATGTAGCATTTCGTGTGATACTTGCTGTTCTTGACACTGCTGTTTGAGTGAGTCCAGTAGCTACAGTCACTATTCCTGTAAGTGTACTAGCATCACCTACTATTAGATCATCAGTAAGAGTTAGATCATCTCCTGCAATCGTTGTGATAGTCATAGTATCCTTTTCTGTATTAGCTACCTCTGCATCGACCTTATCAATAATACGATCAATCTTTCTTCGCATTTGATAAGTTTCACCAACTACTTTCTGTTTAATACTTGGATAATCTGTAGTTAGTGCAGTTTGATCTGCAACACCTACCATCAATAACATTAAAATTCCTATAATTAACTTTTTCATATTATCACCTCCTCTGCTTTAAAAATCAAATACTTTATGAATTGGGTCACTAGGCCCATCATCGTAGGACTCAGTGTTACTTTGTAATTCAAAAGGCAAACTATTATCTTTTACATCCATCTCCAGGCCTATGGGTGGATAACCTCTTGTGGCTATATCTGCTAAATTATCTAAAAGGTCATCGTGAGCACCTTTAGGGTTTTTTAACTGTTCTATCAGATCAGTGTGACCTTCTCTAATATGTATTTGTTTTAATCTCAATCTATCTTGCAAGGCCCAGGTTATACGATCTAGTTTTGAAACCTTTCCTCGACTTTTTATAGGATCGAACATTGGTCTACTAGAACTTTTTGCAGCTTCTTTGTTATAAGCTTCCTCGATCATATCTGCAACACCAATTTCCTCCATAAACACCATTTTGGTATCGTACAGATTATGGTGATCAAATATTGCCTTGACAGTTTCGGATGGTTTGGAATTATGTTTTTTATAAATTGCCAAAGTCCATAAGTGCCAATCTGCTGTGATTGCTACTGCCAAAGATGTAGTAAAGTCACTTGCGTTTTTTCCTCTCATACCAGCTATATCAGTTGCCTCAAAAGTGTAACAAGGCATTTTAATTTCCTGGTGTCCAACATGACGGATTAAGTAACCATTTTTATACTCACCTTGCCACATTGTCTCATGTAAGTTATCAACATTCCATTTCTTACTGTCAATATTACTTGGTTGATTCATATACTCATTCCACCAAGTCTTAATTAGTGGAACTGGTTTTGCATTAAACAGAGCCTCTTTTTTAGCATGTAATTTATCTAAAGGAAATACTGACTCACACAAAGCATGTTCTGTTGGTAGTCCTTCATCGACAACAGCACTATAGATAATTGATTTCCAGGCAGGATTCTGGATCATTCGAGATAGCTGTCCATCCTCATCTAAAATCGTGCCTATAGTCCTTGATTTCCCTTTCATGGTGTCAAGTGCTGGTAAAGCATTATTATGTAACCAGCTAGAAAGCTTATCTCTATTACTCTTGTTTATGATTCCTTCATCATCATCTAAATCATCGATAAGGAGTAAATCAGGTGGGTTATCATCCAACGCACCACGTAAACTCTGACCTCCAGATTTAATCACTAAGTGAAATCCATTATTTAAGTAAAGTTCTGATTCATTCCACTTAATACTGCCTTTTTCCAAATTTCCATAAACAGCTCTAAATAAACTATTATTTTCCAACTCTTTTTTAATATTAATATAATGTCGTTGTATATCTGAGAAAGTACCACCAATCCAAATTATATAATTATATTTATGATAAGCAATGCTCCATAGAAGAAACCCCTTTAAGCAAGTAGTCTTTCCATGCTTTCGTGGATATGCTACCACAGCGTGAAGGTCATCTGACATCAATAATCTAAATAGTTCTCTATGTATTTCCCCAAATGAATGATAAAATAGGTGAGGTAACATTACCTTACAAAATAGTTCCAGGTTATTTTCAAGAGTCTTATCTATATAAGCATAAACTGCTTCACCGTCTAGTTCAGACTCTTGCAGTTTTTTAACATTCTCTTGAAATACCTTTAACTCCATTACTGATCATCTGCTTTAGTTATATTCAAAGTACCACCATCATCAACATTTATCAATAGCACTTTTTTAATTTGATTTGTATACTTACCAGCTCGTTTAGATCTGTCTGACTCAGTATCAGTTTCTTTTTTAGTAAAGTTCTCCATAGCCAACATATCCAAACATGCCTTTCTTTGGACATCTGCGGGCACATAACCGTCATCTTCACCGGGATTCGCTATTTTATCAATTTTCTCGAAATACCGGGAAGGATCATACCTATCAGATAACTTTACTCTCCAATCAGGATGCCTTGCATCAAGCTTCAATTCCATCTGCATAGCAGCGGATCCTAATGACTTTGGAGCGAGGTGCGGTTTGACTACCTTGATAGCTGCTGACTTGTTTCCATGATTAGTGGCCAATGCTGCAATGTACTTCTGACCGTCCATGTCAACCACATTAACAGAATTGATAATAGCTCCAACCTCTTTATACTGTTCCGGAAACTTGTCTCGAATCCTTTTGTCTATCTTACCAACATTCTTACTGGCATTTACTTTACTAACCTCTGGGTTAAGCTTCATATATGCCTCGGTTTTGTTAAATTTACATTCTTTCAAATAATGGAGATAGATTACTTCTCTCGGTTTCATGCCTTTTTTTAAGTACGGCCCGTAATTTAAAAGTATGGTGTTATTACTACCGTTATTTTGTATCATACCGTACTAAACTCCTAATTGAAAACTTTAATTTTTACTAAGCTCTACCGTAGCTTTTACCTCTCCAAAATCCATTTTATATCCGAAATTTTTACATTTAGGAAGTGGTTTCATGTTGGCCTGAATGTCTTTAAATATCTTCTTTTCTGCTTTAGATGCCATAAAAACCTCCTATGCGTAATCTAAATAAAGATGGTGTGCGGATCCTCTATATATGGTAATACAATAAATTTTTATTAAAGGCCATTTGGCCCCGCCTTCTTAAAAGACCCCCCACCTATATTATATGTGAGTGTGCAATAATGAACAGCCGTAACTAGTGGTGTGGTTAGGTTTGTACTGTATGATATTATTACTTTGGATACATAATACATTACCTTGAAGATATTACACCCTCTACTATATAACAGGGAACTATGACATCATAGTGTTTACTACTACAACTACATAAACATAGTATGTATTAACATGGTATGTATTAAGGCTACGCCTATGTATTACATTACAACACAACAGCCACGACATTGAGCCACAACAGCCGAATGAGTATCAAGTGGGAGCAGTATATCAAAACTCAATAAAACCCTCACACAAGCAAACCTCGCAGGACTCGGCAGGCATATATAATAGTATATGTGCTCTGTCATTGTATGCTCAATATTATACACTATACACTACACACTATACACTATACACTACACACTATACACTATACACTATACATTATATAGTTTATATCATATTGATATTGTTATAGTATATTACTATTCACTATTAATGATAACATATACTATTAATAATATTAACATACTATGTATTATATTAATCAATTCAACATAAAGAGATAAGAGAGTATTTACTTATAGTTCTCTATTACTTATAGTTAGGTACTAATTTTCTACACCTCCCCCCTGTAGAATCTTACACCTACCGCTATATGTAGTGGTGCATATTCACAGAGAGACACTAGACAATAGACCTTATATTAAGGGTAGCATATCTTACACCCCCCTGTTGGCTCGAAATAGTTGGCATATTAATATTCTAGTGTGTAGTTTATACTTGACACCACCATATCTATGGGTATGAATGGATATATTTATAGATATTACATGAGCTTATATTAAGGGTGTAGTTTTCTACACCTAGGTAGACAATTTACTACCATTTCTCTCATGCCAGCGATATGGTTAACCTGTTGTATATTTACAACTTAATACAAATTTATGACAACTTACCAGAAATACCCAACAGTTCAAATGTATTCATTTTCATATTATGAACACTTGTGGTATATTCACAACATTATTATTAGTTCCTAGTTCATAGTGAATTATGAACCATGCTAATTCTCAACTTATGAGAATTGAGCAAATAGGATACAACACTTATTTATAACATTAAATACAGCTAATTGTCACATATTCGTACGTTTAATGTGACATGGTAGCATGCCCACCTAAACTGCCAATATATTGCATTTAACACATTGATATATTCTGTTGCTTTTAGAATACTGCATACATAGGCTAAATACTAGACAATGCACCATAAACTATCGATGGATAGAATATAGCATACCTACAGCAAATATCAATACATCAGTTATAACTGCTGCTTTCAAGGCTAAATAAATACATCAGTATTTTGTGTTATGACTGTACCTATGCGAAAAACTCT